TATAAAATCTGTTTTTTGATTAGCATTAATAATTTGAGGAGTGACTCCTGAATCGCTTCCTGTTGGTGTTATGAAGAACCATACGTCTGTGTCTAGATTTGATTTAGTTAGTCTCTGTCTATACCAGTATTTAATAACACCGTCTTCGGTATTTCCATTTTGACTGCTACCGCTAAATGGTAGGTCAGTAGAAGGAACTAAATGATCTTCAGTGTATACATCCGCACTTGATATATCTAACGTAGAAGTAAATGCTTCTTGTTGCATAGATAAGTCATCACTGGTAAATCTCCTACCTAGCAGTAACCTTAGTGCTTTTTTTGTGTTATCTATAAATCCCATTATGATGTAGTGATGTTTATATCTGTTATAGGAGATGGATCCCCTTTATATCTTATAATTAGGTAAAATTCATTGTCGTCATTATCTAAATACATACCGTCTGCGTTTCTCAAAGGCATAGTGTAGGTAGTTGAATAGACTGTACCTCCTATATTACCGTATAAATCTATATCATCTGAGAATGGATTTTTAAAGTTGTCTGATGTTATACCTGTTTCTACAGAGTTAGAATTTAATTCACTAGGGTCATATATTCTTGCAGTTGATAGACTATTGTTAACTCCGCTACCGTCTCCACTTGATTTAAATAGTACAACAGCAGCATATCCATTTGCAGATGAATCCCAATTATTAAGTGTTTTTCCTGTATTAACTGTCATTGATGTTTTTGCACCGCTAGTTCTAAACTTACGTATATAGTACTTATAATTTGCTGGTGCAAATCCTGAGTCGTACCAGTATCCATAGTTTCCTCCTGGATCTACTAAATAACCTGGTTTTACTTGTAAATCTAATGTACCTAATACATTTGTAACATCGTAAGTATTCGTAGTAAATGACTCCCCTGTAAATGTTACTACATTATTATTAACTTTAATTCTATGATCTTCTCCAGAAAAATTTTCCGATGTACCTGTTAGACTACTAGCATCATACCCTTGTGCTCTACTGTAAATAGCCATTTTAGTTGTCTTACTTTGACCAAATAATGTGTTATCATAAAACTTCTGTGTAGCACTAGTTACATTAATAGTGTTATTATTCTTACTTCCATGTTTAGCTCTTAAGTTAAAACTTAAGTTGTAGTTTAATGCTTCTTGTTGAGATCTAGTTAACTGTGTATTATCTACATTGTTATTAAGGTTAAAGCTAAAAGAACTAGATATAAATCCTATATCATCTATATAAGGTACATCACCAACATTACGTTGAGTATTTTTATCAGCCGATAATACTCCTAGTATCGCAGTACTATGTTGAACATTATTTGTACTATGTACTCCAAGGTATGTATTACTAAGTGAATTAGAACCTATATTATTCCAATTGTTCACTGGTGTTGTTACAAATAAAGGGTTATTACTGTCGCCATACCCTGGATCAAATGCTCCAGTAACTTCTCCTGAAAAAGTAAATGTATAGTCTGCATCTAATATGTAGGGTGCTCCAGACAGTGATCTTGATGTTGCTGTTATTGAATTTCTTGTTAGATCTGCTGATGCTGATAGATACTGTGATCCTATTCTTATATCAGTAGGTCCGTCGTGGTATAAATAAAAGCTTGTTGCACTGTCTGCTGGAGTTTGAGTTGTATATCCAACTTGTGAACCTGTCTGTAGACCTATTACTGTACTATCTAATCTGTAGTAACCGCTTGCTGATATACTGTTTGCAGCTGTAGCGTTGCCTGTGTATTTTCTACCGGTTACTGCTGTGGTCATAGTAAAATCACCGTCTTGGTATGCTGCTGGTATTACTGCAGGTTGAGTAGTCTCTATTTTAGATACAGTTATACCGTTACTCGTATTAAATTGATCATTATTAAATATATAAAATGAGCTTGTACTATATGTAGCTGCTGAGCTTTCCAAGAATGGTGTTGTAGTAGAGTAGTTATCTTTAAATGACTGTGTTGTTTCTACCTTTACTCTAACATTAGTTGCTTGTCCACTTGTTAGTAGACCTAATCCAAAATAAGATGCATTAGAAGATGCTAAAGTAGTTCCAGTAGCATTAGCTGATAATGTTCCGGTAAGGGTATTAAAGTTATTCTCTCTAAGTATTTGCGTAGGTACTCTACTAAACTGGTCAGAGCTTAGTGGATTGGTACCTACATGATCACTTCCTGTTTCGCTATTAAGTAAAAAACCTTTGCCTATAAAGTATTCCTGTATATTTTGAAATGAACCTGTTTTTTCACTATCTATATACCAGGATGTTCTCCAGTTGTTAGATAAACTTACGTTTTCACCATTAAAGACACCTCTTAGTAATTGGTTTTTATTAATAGTATTTCCTATACTATAATTAGCTGTTGTGCTTCCCCAGGTTTTAGTATTAGGTGTAGGAGCTGCTACATCTAAAGATGAACTCATTACACCTGCCATAAATCTTAGTATTTCAGATATATGTGTATTATGATTAAATATATCGAAGTAAGAACCGTCTAAATTATCTTGCCATTCATTAGAAGTTGGGTAACCTACTGTAGTATTATTAGAAACTATTGCTGTTGAACCTGATTCTGTAGTACTTACTGTTAATGAACCGGATATTTGATGTCCATCAGATCCTGATATAAGTAAACTACCTGTAATTTGGTGTGTATCATCTAATGAATTACCGAATAAGGTTGATCCTGATTCGAATATTACGGATGCACTAACTATTTCAGTGTAAAATTCCTGTGCTTTTAGTGTTCCTTCTACAACTACATTACCATTTTCATCTACAGTTACTAAATCATTGCTTCCGCTCTTAATTGTGAAGACATTTCCTGTAGGAGATACTGATGCTGATATAGAACCTGTAAATATAGCTGATGGATCTATACCTATAAATTCATCTGCGGATATAGTTCCAGAAACTACAAGACTTCCTGTTAAGACTCTTGAGCCGCTTAAGTCACCATCAATCTGTTTCCAATGTATTAATGCCATCTGTTATGTTGTAGTTTTAATTTTTCCTGATAATACTATTTGATCTCCATTATCTAAAGAGTACTCTGTTGCTCCTGTCTGTACTATTACATTAACATCATTACCTGTTTGTGATACTGTGTATAATGATGGTAACATATACTGTCCGTTAATATACAAAGAGAATCGTTCTGGTCCTGATGAGAATCCGTTCGGTACTTCAAGTATTGTAGTATCTTGAAATATTGCTGCATTATTTGTAGCAAAATTAGCTACTACAGTAGAGTTAGTAGTAACGTATTCTAATTGATCTTCTGTCATACCCTGACTCTGTACACCTGAGGTTCCTGAATCAAAGAATCTGTAATCTGCATCTTTAGTTTCTGTTCTAGCAGAAGCTTGTATTGTTTCTAGTGTACCTGCTGTTTCTAACCCAAAAGTAACTGATGATTTAGAGTAGTATTTGTTCATACCTGCTAAAGTTGCGTTTATAGCATCTGGTATAATGTGTCCATTCATTACTATTGTAAAATTAGTCTTTACAGCTCTTTCATTTCCTTGGGTTAGTTCCGTAGATGTAGTATATGAGTCTATTCTAGCTCTAAAATTAAACTTTTCTTCGTCTCCCCAGTAAGCATCTGATGCGTAATTAATAGATTCTATTATCTTATTCATTTGTTCTACATAATCTGTGAATATCATGCAGGAATAAGTTAAAGTAACGTATTCAGGTATTATTACACCGTAGTATTCTTTAATAGGTTCTCTATTAGTCAATAGACTAAATCTATCGTATATATTTTTGTTAGAAAAAGATTTCTTGTATATACCGTAACTAATAGGGTTACGTGGATCTACTTTATTACCTAAGTTTCTATTTTTTTCTACAGAATCTCTCTTAAACATTATTAAAGGAGCTTGAATCTTTCCATTTTTATCTCTATGGAAGCCATCCTTCTGTACTGCTTTCCATCTTTCTGGTGATCCGTACATTACCGGTACATTTGCTTTATTACCGTTCTGAATTACTGTTGGTTTGATTACATTATTAAAGTAGTAGATAATAGTTTCGTCTATATCTCTTAAACCTATTGTAAGTTGTTTAACTTTGTCTCCTTTTACAGAACGCTGGTTTTCTCTCTTCTTATTGTTGGGTAAAACAGGTTTTCCTGTAGGGAGAATTGGAGATATCTGATCTCTCATTATCTCTGCCTGTTTCTTTGGTATAGGTTTCTTTCTTTTAGCCATTTTACATTCTCTGTCTATTAAGCCCTACTCTATCAGCTCTAGTTAAGTGACAATCTACTATAATTGACATAGATGAACCATGTGAATTAGGTCTATCGATGTTATACTTGTTATCTTTTCCTAATAGTAAGCTATTTTCTTTAACTACGTCTACTTCATAGTAGTCTTCTTGCCACATTACAATGTCCCCCACTTCAGGTACCGTTGATATATCCTCTAAATCCGGTTTTAAGAATGCAAATGATGCATTTCTACCTAAATCTGGTCCAAATTCATCTACATCGTATACTTGATCTCCTCTAGTAATTAAGCAGTTTAACTTTACTGCTTCTAGATATGTTTTTTGAAGTGCTTCTCCGTAGATATTTACACTAGTATCCGTAATACTGAGCTTATAGTAAAGTACTTCTTGCTCAATAATGTCTTTTATTAGTTCTCTGTTAACACTAACAAATAAATCAAAGTCTCTCTTACTTCCGAATAGCATTATTTTTCTTGTATTGTTTCTACTGCGATTTCTATCTTAATTATATTGCTGTACTTCTCCTTTGCATTAGCTTTAAATGAATTAAAAGCCTCCTCTCCTCCTTTTTGTGATATTAATTTTATTTTAAACGTCATACTTGACATCTCTGCTGCTGACCCTGCATTAGTAACAGTGGTAACCCCCGGTAAAGCACGTAACAGCTCTGCTAAATCTTCGCTTTCACCTTCTTGATACATTATACGTACCATACCTTCATAGGTACTGAATGCTATCTGCTCTAATATTGTCATCAATTTCATTATCCTACGTGTATTGTCATTGGTACTTGGGCTAAAGTAGCTCTAAGAAAGTCAGATTCTTGTGCCTGTGCTTCCATTTGTGCTCCTCTAGATGCTTCTTCCAACATACTTCTTAAATTAGTAAGTAATTCTGTCTTCTCACTTCTTGCGTCAGTTAATAAGTCTGCTTGATTTAATGTTGCTTCGGAACCTGGTACTGGTACTGTTGTGTATTTCCCTCTAATGTATCCTAACATTTCTTTTGCTAGTGCTAAAGTAAATTGAAATATCCACTGTCTTCCTACGCTATTAATATGTGCGTATTCTGGGTTACTATATGGAACTTCTGATACTGTGGTTATATTACCTGTACTATTATCAAAGTTAAGTGCAGATTTATCCGAGAGTTTCATATATTCAAAGTATAATTTACCAGGTCTTGTAGGTACTGGAAATACTCTTAGTTGATTCTTTATCAGTTCAAAAGTAAATGCTGATTTTCTTATTTGATCGTTAAATTCTATTGCTTGCATTTTCATTATATCGTAAGAAGCAGGCATTAACATAAAACTAATTCCCGGGCTATGCTTTCCAAATCCAAAAGACTCCATTAGCCCTTGTGCTCCAGTTCCTGTACCGGCATAAGGATCAAAGAACCTAGATATTGCTGGTGCTGATTCGTAGAATACTTTTCTTATCTCTATTCCTCCTGCAATTGAGTTATCTTCCGCCCATTGATCGAGATCATAATTTTGGATAGAAGAAGTAAGTTCTAGTGAACCTGTATATTTTGTTACATTCCCTCCTACTCCTGCTTCTGTACCGTAGTTTTTTGCTATCTGTACAAATCGATTAATGTTTGCTTCAACTATTTGATTGTTTAAAGTACTTCCTGTTGGTGCTCCTTCTAAGTTTAGGTAGTTTTCTCTAATCTTATATTGAAATACTTCGTTACCGTAAGTGGTTACTGCTTCTTCAAAACATGCATAAAAAGAGCCTGATTGTAATTCTACATCCATTAATGGGAATCCAAGTCTTTGAGCACAAAATTTCGCTACTTTATCAGCATCCGTTGTAAATGCTGCATCTGTATCGTAAAAGCCGAAAGGTGTTTGCCCTACACTAAAGGTAGAACTACCATCCCATATAGATATATTAGCCATAGTAGTAGTTTATTTATAAATAGTGTCTAATCTCTGAAGGTTTTATATACTTCTAAGATAGGTGCTACAATTGTATGTCTGTGATTATGTAAAAGTGCATGTGTTGCAAAGCCTTGTACCTCTTCTTCTATTCTAGACAGGAAAGAAAACCCTGTTTCTCTTTTATCTTTAAGGTCTATTTGTGCCATATCTCCACATATTACCATCTTTGACCCTTTTCCTAGCCTACCTATTACAGTTTCCATTTGACTATGGGTAACATTCTGTGCTTCATCTACTATAATAAATGAGTCAACAAATGTTCTACCTCTCATAAATGCAAATGGTACAATTTCGATACTGCCTTTTTCTAATTCTTTATCGACTTTATCCTTATTGTACAACATGTATAAGTTATGATAGATTGGTGCTAACCAAGGATCCATCTTTTCTCTTATATCTCCTGGTAGAAATCCTATATCTTCTTTAGACACTGTTGGTCTTGTTATAATAATCTTATCAACTTGACCTGTAAACAGTAAATCCAATGCTACTTGTGTTGCTACTAACGTTTTTCCAGAACCAGCCATACCTTTTAATACGGTTACGGGAGAGTCTAATATTAAAGCTTTTGCTACCTTTTGTTCTTCATTAAGTTGTACTTGAAATTTAATTGGTCTTTTAGGTCTTCTCTTTTGGACGAATACATCGTCCGTATGATGGTTAGATGCCATGCGTAATAACGTTTTAGTTTATAGTAATAAATAGCAATTGGAAATATAAGTACAAAAAGAAAGGGGCTAAAAAGCCCCTCTCAATTTTATCAGTAAGTATTTAATACTATACTGTTGCCAAATCAGCTACGTAGATTTTTCCGTAGAATTCTGGTCTGATCATTTTCTTCGCGTAACGAGTCATGATACCTTTTCTTGGTGTGAAAGATACTGGATCGTATACTAGAGGAGTCATGATTAATGGTACATAAGGAGCATATACAGCACCTGCTTCCAAGAACTGTCCACCTCTAAATCCTGTTAGGATTACGTTTTCAGTCATGTAAGGGTTTTTGTATACCTTAAATCTACCATTTAATTGACCTACTTTCTGTACTCCGAAAGCAAATTCTGCAGAGTCACCATCTGTATTAGCAGCAAATCCTGGAATTGATTCTAAGATTGTAGCTACTGATGGAGAACATACTAGGAAGTTTGCACCACCTCTTAATGTTCTTTGGTGAATCTTGTTAGATACTTTTTGGATTTTAGTTCCTAAAGTTTGGAACCATTGTCCTTGAGTATTGTAGAAATCAGAAGAATCAGTTACGAATGTACTTCCATTCCATACGTTGTTGTTATTTGCTGACCAGTACTCAGTAGTATCTGCTCCTGAAATTAACATATCTAAGATCTCTAAGTCGATTTCCATTGAAATGTACTCACTCAATAAAGAAGTAAGTTCAGCTTCAGCGTCAATTGAATGATAAGCGTTAAGATCTTGAGAGAATTCTGGTGTCCATTGTGCTTTTAACTTTCTAGTCTTAGCAACAACTGATTCAGATTTCATGTCTACGTTAATCTCTGGGATAGCTAATGAAGAAACTTCTCCAGCACCTGGTGCAGTAGAGTCTTCAAAGTCACCTCTTGAGTTAGCAGCAGGCTGTACGTGGTAAGTTAACGTGTGATCTGTAGCAGCAGTTGTGTCTACGATCATGTTTAGTTTACCGTTAGCATCGATCTTTGTAAATTCTGGTAATAGACCAGCTAAAGATGTTTGGAAAGCTCTTACACCTTCTTTATCAGCATCAGCAGGAATTTCCATTACGATTAAATCTTTTCCAGCTTCTTTACCAGAAAAGTTTACATCAACAGCTCCAGCAGCTGCAGAACTTGCGATTGCGTGAGATGCTAATGGTTTTGGTTTTACTGAGTAACCGAATTGACCAGCTCCGTAAAGTCCGTCTTCAGCTTCGTTTCCTGCAAATCCGTTACCAGCTTTTCCATAT